GTTTGCCCAAGCTATCAATAATGAAAAAGCTGCCCGAAGGTCTGCGGTAGGACTGAGTAATATTAACTTTAACCCAGTTCAAGCATCAGAAGCAAACCAACTAGCTACTGTCTTAGAGTGCTGGATGAGTGTTGACCGGGATGGCGATGGTATCGCAGAGCTTAAAAGATTTATCACAGTCGGAGATCATGTGCTCTTTGAAGAAGATGTTGACTGTGTTCAAATCGCAGAACTTAAGGCTTTTGATATCCCACACGAGTGGGCTGGTCTATCTATGGCAGATATGACTCGACCTGCTACTCTGGCATCTACAGCTATACTTCGTGGTTTTGTTGAGAATACTTACTTAACTAACTACTCCCCTAAGTTAGCTGATCCAAATGTGGTAGACTTTTCTGCATTGCAAAATATGAAGCCAAAACAAATTGTACCTACCAACGGAAACCCAGCAATGGCTATTAAGAACATGCCACCTGAGTCTCTGTCTACAGGTACAGTGCCTCTGCTTGAGTTCTTGCAGAAGCACAAAGAACAAGCCAATGGACTGTCAAAAGCAGCCCAAGGTCTTAATGATACTCTCTATGTGTCTGGAAACTCAGAACAGAAAGTATCTTCTGTGCAATCAGCAGCACAAACTCGCATTCAACATATCGCCCGAAGATTCATGGAGACCGGCCTAGCTGAACTCTGTGAAGGTGTGTATAAGACGATGAAGATGGAAATGCGAACACAAGCAGTTGGTTACTATGATCGTAATAACTTCTACAGTACAGTTGACATGAAAGATCTTCCAGATGAGATGATGTTACAAGTCGAGGCTGACGTAGGTGATGCAAGTAACAAAACTGTGTTAGGTAAAATGGCAATGATCGGAGACAAGGTATTACCTGCTCTAATGAAAGCAGGATATCAGGGAGCAATAGATCCCACAGCTCCAGCATCAATTGCATATAGAACCATTGAGGCATTAGGTGAAGATCCCTTAGACTACTTAGTAGACTACACTTCCGAAGAGTATAAGAAAACTTCAATGGAAGCCAAGAAGAAGCAAATGGCGCAAACTGAAAAGGCTAAAGAAGTAGCTGATCGAACCCAGCAGGCTAAGCTAGCTTTAGACCAAGCAAACGTAGATTATACGAATGTTCAGTCTCAGAACGCAATACAAGATAATCTTAAACAACTTGTAGTTGCTTTGGATAAATCATATCAAGAATGGGCTAAGTTAAGTGTAACAGCACAAAAAGAAGGACTTGAAGTTCCACAACAACCTGATGTACAGGAAATGTACAACATGGCTACGGAACTTGTTAATCAAACTATGACCCAACCTAATGGAGGAAAACCTGCTACACCATCTCCTGAGCAAGCTCAAAACCAACAGCTTACCCCAGAGATGATCCAAGGATTCCTAAACCAGACAGGTGGAGGTATGATGTAAGGGGGTGATCCCATCTAATGAGGGGCCCACTACGGGCCCTTCAACTTACGACACTAACCAGAGGAGATATAGTGGATAAGTATAAAAGCGGGGCTAAACGAAAGTTTAAACCCAAAATGGACCAACAAACCGGAGAGTACAAAGCTAATCCCTTTGGAGACTCCCAAAAAGCACTAACTACAGCAATGTTTGCTAAGAAAGAGAGAGATGAGTTCTTTACTGAAGCTTACTCTGATATTTTAGTAGATTTGTTTAGTCAGTGGTTAATGACAGAACCCCATTGCTTAAAAGAACGTGAGTACTTATACCACGTAGCTATGGGCTTAGGGTCTGTTAAAGAACGTCTAATTAACGTAGAAACATTTGGGTTTAACCAAGAGTTAATAGACCATAATAAATCTCAAGAAGGAGATATAGATGGATAGTGCAATACTAGATAAAGCTATCACTGCTACAGAAAATACAGTGACTGCTATGATTAAAGAACTAGCTGCAGGTCCGGGTAAAGCCCGTTACCATGCAGAAACTTTCGTACATGCGTGTAATGCTTTAGATAGACTAAAGACGCTAAAGAAAGATACCCGAGCCCCTAAGAAGAAGGCGGCTGATAAACAGGACTAAAATAGGATAACAAATTATGAGCAATGAAAACACTACAGCCTCTACCCGATCGGATGACGCTGGTTTTTACGCTGGTCAAGATGGTCAATCTATCGATGACATTCCAGTACCTTTGGGACCAATGGGCAAGTTACTTGGCATTGAAGCTGAAGGGGAATCTCTACCAAATGATGATGAATCTGATCTTGACCCGGAAGATTCTGTGGAAGAAGAAGATGTGCCCGAAATTGAAGACGCCACAGATGAAGACGATACCGATGATTATGAGGAAGACGCTGAAGACGCTGAAGAGTATGAGGATGATGACGATGAGGATTCTACCCAAGATGACGATTTACCGGATGAAGAGGAAGTAGACTGGGACTATAAAGTACCTGTCAAGATTGATGGAGAAACAGAATATGTATCTTTGTCAGAACTTCGTAAAGGTTTTGCTACTGATCAACACTTGTCTAAGAAGGGTAGAGAAGTTAGTGAGCTTGAGAAAGAATTAAAAGAGGAATATTCCGAAAAGACTAATCAAGCTATAGAACTAGGTAGTGTGTTAGCTATGCAACTCCAACAAGAAGAGGATGTGTTAGCTAAGAACTACCATGACTTAGAAGCTAAAATTGATAAAGCCCGTGAAGACGGTGACAACTATGAGCTTAATGATCTCAAGGATAAACGTGAGACTGCCCAAAAGAAATATTGGGCTGCACGTAACAAACGTGAGACTGTACTTTCAACCTTGCAAGAAAAACAGCAAGAGCAGTTCCAATCGCAAGTAGATGGACTGATGGCAAAGTTTGAAGAAGATATTCAAGTTATCTTACCAGACTTTGACTCAGAAGCTGTACGACAGTTTGCATTGGATGAGGGTGTGCCTCAAGAGTTCCTTGATATCATTATGGATGCTAACGTTGTTAAGTTTGTAGATGATTATCGAAGACTTAAGCAGAAGACTACAAAGGGTTCTGCAAAACGTAAGACAGTCTCTAAAGCCAAGGGTGTCCCAACTAAACGGAAAACTACAGCCTCCCAACGGAAAGCTAGAGATGCTAACGCCCTTAGGCAAAAAGTGCTATCTGGTGAATCTAGTGAAGAAGGTGAATTAGAGTTTCTAAAGTCATTAAGCAAGTTCCGCTAATTATAGATTCAATCAATTATAATATAAGGAAATTTAAAAATGGCTGCAACAAATTTTGTAACTACTGGTACTCTTTCTGAGAAGGACGATCTGGCGAACTTTATCTCTATGATCTCTCGTGAAGAGACTCCATTCTTGTCATCTATTGGCAAAACCACAGCTAAGGCTATCTACCACGAGTGGCAAACTGATGAGCTAGTAGCTCCCGGTTCTGGTGCTGTTGCTGAAGGCTCTACCTTTGCAACTGTAGCTGCTGCACAATCTGCTGGCGGTGACCGTACTCGTCTTGGTAACTACACTCAGATCAACTCTAAAACTGTACAGGTCTCTGGATCTAAGCGTGCTGTTGATCAGGCTGGCGTTGCTGACGAATATGCATACCAGCTGAAGAAGCGTGGTACTGAGCTCCGTCGTGACCTCGAGCACGATGCTATCCACAGCTTCCACAGCAAGAACGGTTCTGGAACTCGTACTATGGGTGGCTATCAGGCTTACTGTAACGATGCTGCTCTCGTAGTAAACGGTGGTGAAACTGCTGCTTACACTGCTCCAGGTTCTACTGGCGTAGGTACTGCTGGTACTATTAACCGTGGTTCTTCAGATGCTAACCTAAATGACATCGAGCTAAGCCAAGTTGATGACGTTATGCAGGCTATCTATGAAGCTGGTGGTAAAGCATCTACTTTGATGACTTCACCTCTTAACAAGCGTACCTTGTCTTCTAAAGCTCACGCTACTGGAAACAACACTGTACGTAACGTAGACGACACCGGTAAGATCCGTCAGAGCATTGAGTTGTTCGACAGTGACTTCGGTGAGATCCGCATTGTACCTAACTACATCATGGGTCTTGCCCATAACACTGGTTCTGGTGCAACTACTAACTCTGCTAACTACTGTGCTCTAGTATATGATCCCTCGTTCTTCAAGGTTGCTACTCTGCGTCCTCTTCAGGAAACTGAAGTTGGTCAGCAAGGTGATAGCACTATTGGACAGATCGTGGAAGAGTGTACTCTTGCAGTAACCAACCCTAAAGGTTGTGGCAT